GGCTTCGTCGACGAGGAGCTTTCGGATTCGGGTGTAGGCGGTTTGTTTGACGGTTGCTGCATTTTGTCCCCCAGCCAACGCGGAAGCGGCTTCGCCCAACGCATCGGCGACCGGACCGGATCGTGCTGACAGTTTATCGTAAATGTCGAGCGCTTGCGCCGCTTGCGCTGACACCGCGGCGTTTTCCTCCGGCTTGATGACGTTGCCGGTCTCTCCCAGTTTCCCGGCCACGGCCTCCGTCCCGACTGTGCCAAAGAGCCGCTTCTCCGAGCCAAGCTGCTTGCGCACGTAGTCGGACACCTCGGCGCGCTCCGCGATCAGCGACCGCGCTACCTCCTCTTCGCCGAACAGGCCGCCCTGCGTCTCGGTAACTTGCGGCGTCTCCGGCGCTTTCGCCAGGCGAATCATCTCGCCGATCTGGTCATTCGTGAGCCGGTTGCCGGACTTGTCGCGCTTTTGAATAACGTCGTACAGAGCGCGCTGGTCGGCGTGCTCCGGCAGGCCTGCGCCAATCACCGCGCCGCGGGCGGCCGGCAAGTCGCCCGAGACCACCAGGCTGAACAGGTGTGGATCGAGCTTGGCGAGCGCCATTCCTTCGCTCGCGATCTTGCCGATGACCGAGACTCCGCGCGCCTTCAGCGCCTCCTCGGTGAATCCGCCGTCGCGGAATACTTTCGCCGCGTCGATCGCGTCGCCGCGCCCCTCGGCGATGTTGACGAGCGCGCCCTTGACGCGGGCCTCGGCTGCTGTCTTTGCGTCAAGGTAGCGCGCCGTAATCTTCGCGGTTCCGGTGCGCTGTGCCAGAGCCAGGCGGTTATGCCCGTTGACGATGTAGGTCTTGTGGTCCGCCGGATCGCGCCATACCAGAACTACGCCGGCCATCTCCGCGTCCCAGTGACCCACTCCGCGTAGTTCTTCTCCTGCTCCTCCTTGGCCTACATTGGCTTTGAATTGGAAACGAGGAGCGTCTACGTGAATAGAAGAGACTGGAAGGTCTACTACTGAAGAATGAGTTCGAGCGGGAATAGGCGGAATGGTTTGGCTTGGAGCTTCGGGGGCCGCCGATTCTGTCCCTGGCGCGGCCGTGGGAGACGGCGCTCCGTGCTCGCCCGCTACCGGAGGACGACGAGGGGTTTGGTCAGTGCTGCCCTGCGCCGGCGATGATGGAGCGAGTGCTGCCGGTGGCTGTTTCGCTCCGTACTCGCCCGCTACCGGTGACAACTCGGGGAACTTCATGCCCGCCGCAGTGCCGCGTCTGGTATAGAACGCTCGGATCGGAGTCAGCGCCTTTCTGAAATTCTCCTCAGTCGCGTATTCGGGGTGCTGAATCATCCCCATGAGCTGGGCTGCGGCATGTATCGGCAACTTCCAATACGGCCAGCCGTCACTGTGGGCGTTGGTCTCTTCCCGAAAATCGCTAAGGAATCGCGTGGCACGGGAGAGGACTGGATCGTCCTTATGGCGCTCGACCGCCTGATCGATATCCCCCTCGTTCATGAAGTGGCCCGAGGGTATCGGACCCGGAGGCGCTACCCTCGGGGGAGCCAGATTTCTGGCTTTCTGGCTTTCTGTCTCTGGCTTCGGCGCGGCGCGCACGAGTGCATTGATAGTTTTAGCTATTGCCGCCTTCGAGGCTCCATCTGGGGACTGGCCGTAACTGCCGTTGTAATAATTTATCGGCAGCAGGGTCTTTTTCTCCTGCTCGGCCAGCGGTATCCCATCGCGCTCTAGATTCTCAGAAGGAGCGAGATAGCGCTTTCCGTTTGAAGGTTTTGGATCCAGGCCGTAGATTCCGAATTCCAGATAGGTTCCATCCGGCGCCGTGAGTTTCCAGCGAGTAGGGCCGTTTGGTTCGAGTAACTCCGGGCGCGTGGCAATGAAGTCCTTGAGCCGCTGTACAACCTTCGCGTCAAGTGTTCCGAGGCCGCTCGGCTGGAACGGCGGTATCTCGCCTATCTTTTGTCCAAGATCTTGTCCAGCCGAAGGCGCTGAAACGGCTGAACTTTGCCCATTTCCTGCCAACGGAATGTCAACAGCTTGCCCTTTTTTCGGCCGGAAGGAGACGGTATCAAATGATACTTTCTGCCCGGTGACTCCGGGGATCTCCTTGCCGTCGTACTGATCTCCTTCGCCCTTCTTCAAGTAAGCGATGGTGACGTGTGGGGTGTATGTAGGGTGCTCGTCGCCGTTTGGTAATTTACCAACTTTGCCGTTCAGCCGGTGGAGGTCTGGCGATTCGACGTCCACCTTCAGAACGTCGGCGTCATCGGTGTGGAAGATCGATGCCTTGCCGAGGGTGGCCGTGATCGGGCCTTCGCCTTCGAGCTTCTTTGCTACTTCTGTGTGGTCATCAGATTTCAGCCCGTATTTCAGGGTGATGTGCGACTCTTTTTCGAGTCCCGTTGCCGATGAGGAGCCGCCGAACGATGCGCCTTTCTCTGGTTGAAGCTGATCTTTTGGAATGGTCTGGCCAAAGGCTCTGACTGGATCAGCTATGTGCTGGGGTAAGTTTACCTGGGTGGAACTGAATTCATGAGCAGGCTTTTCTTGGGGCTGGGCACTTGTCTCGGGCGCCGTCGAGGACGTGGGGAGCGCTGCTGTGGCTGGTGTCGGCTCGGTGCTGGCTACTGGGGCCGGAACTGGTTTCGGAGAGGGTTCGAGTTCTGCCTGGGGTTGTTCGAGTCCTACCTGGGGTTGAGCAACAGCACCACCGGGCGCTGTACCAGCAGCGCTTTCGGCGCCCTGTGCCGCACTGGACCCCTGCGGACCAATGCCTGATTGGGGTTGAATTAATTTCTGAAATTCTTCTACGGAACTACTTCTTACTCTGTTCCTTCCTTTTGAATCTGTTGCCGTATAGATTACTGTTCCAGCTTGGGAGTTGACTAGATTTACTCTTAGCTTTCCTTCTGGAGATTCAAAGATTGCATCCTTAACAATTTGAGAAGGTTGGATACCAACGTTCTGCCCTGGTGCTTCTGGAGCTTGTGCTGTCGGGGCTGGTGGCTCTCCTTGCTGCTGTGCTACCGGCCGTTCGCCCTGCGGTAGCTGTGTGCCGGGGGCTCCGAACTTGGCGCGCTGCCGCTGGACATCGGAGAGATTGGCGTCGAGCATGCCCATCTCATGGGCAAGCTGGCGGGCTTCATTGCCGAGGGTATCGACGTGCTCATCGGGAGCGCCCTCGATCTGGTTGGCTATCTGCTGAATTCGCGACTGGACTTCTGCGCGGCGGTTCACTATAGCCGCGTACTGCGCGTCCAGAGCTTCAGGCGTGGGCGTGTTCTGCGCGGCGTTCTGATGCAGCCACGTCTGGACGTCGGGCCCGGCTCCGCCGTAGAGCGTCCTTCCGCTTTCCGCGTCGACTACGCGGGCCTGGCCGCCTTCCAACTCCTCGATGTGCGCCAGTTTGCCCTTGATCGTGACCGGTATCGGCTCAACCGGCGCCGTGACCGGAGTCGTGATTCCAGGGCCGGAGGTCTGAGATACCCCGAGCTTTTGCAGCCAGTCCTTCGCTTCGGCGAGTGTGCCATCAAAGGCGACATCGCCGGTTGTCGGGTCGAGGATACGACCGCGACCGCGGCCGTAGCGCTGAATCACTTGCGTCGTCGTCGGCCGGAGAGCGGTCGCCGGCTGAAGCTCCGAAGGCACTCCGCCAGCTTCGGGGCCGCCCAGGGCGGATGGAACCATCCCCGCCTGTCGCTCCTGCTCCACCAGGCGCGCGGCTTCGACATTGTGCGCCTCGCCGAACTTCTCGCCCACCATGTTCCCGGCTTCGCGGATACCCATAGCGGTGAGGCCGCCCATCAATCCGGCGTTTGCCAGCTCGCCGGCGGCTCCAGCGTAATCGCCCTTCGAGAACGCCTGCGCGCTGCGCTGTGCGGCCCGATAGGTCTGGACTCCGGCCTGCCCGGTGAAACCGAGGCTCACCAACTTGCTCAGCGTGCTGAGAACCGGCTTCACTAGCGGCCCGGTGGCCGTCTTGGCGGCAGCCCCTAATCCGGCCGTGGCGAGGGCGATGCCCAGATTCTCCACGTCGCCAACGTCGGGCTGGCCCTTGGCGCCTACCTGATAGGACGGCAAGTTCGTCATGCCATATCTTTCGGCGCCGGCTTTAATTGCGGGCCCGACATCGGCCAGGTCATTGTTCAGGTCGCCGGTCAGCCCCTCCTGCGGTTGCTCGAAGACAGGCGGAACCGCCTGAGCGGTGCGCGTGTGGAGCTGCGGGAGGATCGGCTGCGCGCCGGCTCGCGGAACAGGACCGCCGCCAGTGCGCTCGACAGGCGGCGCGGGCGCAGCTTTCGCGGCAGGTGGCACGTCGGCCAGAAGTTTGTCGAGATCGTTAGCGCCCGAGGGGAGCGCCTTCGCCGCTGGAACGTCAGCCAGCAGCGTGTCGAGATCGTTCGGCATCCGTTATTTGATGATTCCCTTCTGTCGTGCGGCCTTGATAGCGGCATCGACGTCCCTGCCGTTCTGGGCGGCCCACTGCCGGATATCGGCTTCGGTCTTTTGCGTGACGGCCGCCGCGGCGGGCGGCTTGGCGGGCTGGCTGGGCGCGACGGCGGGCGACTTGGCGGGCGCGGCCCCTGCGGGCGCGTTCCGAGCCGCCATGCCCTTGAACAGCGCCGCATCGCCATCGCGTAATTCCTGTTGGGCTGCGCTGAGCGGCTTGCTCGGATTCTGCATCCCCAGCCGCGCGCCAGCGTCGTACTTCCCCGGCAACACCGCCGTCGTCAGCCGCTCGGTGATTCCCTTGTACCGGTCGGTCATGTCCTGAATCAGCGCGTCCGAACTGGAGTTGTCGGCCGCGGCTGCCTTTGCCATCGGCACGACGTTACCAAGTCGATCGACATACGTCTTGCCGCCGGAGGAAATAGCGTTCGCAAGGCTCGACCGCATCCCGTAGAGCTTTTGCTCAGTTTCGCCAGCCTTGTCGAATTCGATGCGCGCCTGGCGAACGTCCTTGCGCGTCGAGTTGGGTGTCGGGTTGTCTCTATCGTTGATACGGGTCCAACCTTGCGACTCCAGAACGCCTTGATGCCTCACGAGGTCGGCATGGTTCGTCTCGGCGCGCTCGGCTGTCGCCTTCGCCCGGTCGTCCGCCGCCACCTGCTCGGGAGTCAGCAGCATTCCACGGTTAAGCACGGCCGGCGATGTCTCGGGATCGAACGCTCCCTTTTTGATCAAACTGCGCGCCTGCTCGTAGAAGGCCGCTGGCATGTCGTCGCCGTTGAGGTTCTTTTCGAACGTGGCGCTGTCGGGCGATGCCATGAGACGCTGTACCGCGTCCGTCTTTACCTGCTGGGTCTCTTTGTTCTGGCGTTCCTGAGCCAGAGCATCGGTGGCCGCCAGCTCGCCTGGGAGCCGGGCCTCGCCGGTGGCCGCCATCCGCTCGCGCGCCTCGGCCGCCTTCCGCTGGGTGATCCTCTCCACCCATTGCGGGCTCGAATTGATCAGGTGATTGGAAAAGTCCAGTACGTTGCCGCGCGCCGTCTCGCCGGTCGGGTCCTGTATAAGGCTCTGCTGAACGTGCTGCATGACCGGCCCGAGGAGCGCCGGATCGACCGCCTTAGCGTCTATCGCGTGTTGCGCCAGCGTGAGAAACAGGTGTGGATCGCCATTAGCCTCTTTGACCGCGTTGCCGACTGCGCCGCCGGCGTCTTCCTCCTGTGTCCTTACTTCGCCGCGGGTCTTGGCGAGCTTGGCGACCGATTCCTGCGCGTCGTTGACGCTTTTGAGAATTCCTGGAATCAGTGCGCCGTGGCCGCCAGAGGCGAGCCCTTGCGTCAGCACGCCCTGATCGATGGTAGCTTTCCCGTCCGGCCCGACAGTGAGCGCCTTGAGGTAGTTGTCATTGGTCGCCTTCATGTTGTCGATCGCTGTCTGCTTCTGCTGGATATCCAAAGCTCCCATCTGTCCTTGCTGGATGAGATTGCGAGTTTGCAGTACTCTTCCTGCTTGCTCAAGAGGGTCTGCAATTTGAGGAGGACGAACACTTAATGGAATTTGAGGATCAATGGGCATACGAACACTTTGGCTTTCATTCTGCCGGCGTCGTGGAGAGATTCTGAGAGCGCTGCTGTGGTTCTACGCCGTCGATGCTTCGTACTGAAAAGCAACTGGCTCCAGAGAGAAATGCCGGGGCAAGCGGCAGTACGCAGAATAGAGCGAGCCGTGTGATTCCAGCGAGAGCGGTGCCGAGCACCTAAAACCTAAGGGTTAAGGTGTTCGAGTCGGATATATCCAACTACCGTTACCTGCCGGGTTAAACGTTGGCGTATTGATATCCGGTCTGTTGATGTAGTTCGGGTTGTTCAATAGCGAGTTGAACTGCGCGGCCCCGGTCACGGCATTCGCCGCCCCGCCAAAGGCGGTGTTCCAGGCGTTCGACGAGCCCACGGTTCCAGCCGCCTGCGCGTTGCCGGCCTGCGTCTTGTAATTCCCGGCCGTCTGCGCCGCCCCAATCGTATTCGCCGCGATCAGATTGGCCGCGTTCGAATTGAGCGATCCGGCGTACTCCTGCCCGGCGAAGCCGATGTCTCCGCCATACCGCGCCGCCCCAATGGTGTTGCCGCCCTCGGTCGTGGCTGCAGCCTGCCCGGCGCCGGCCGCGCTCGAGAGATTGGCGAATCGGTTCTGTGTCGATTGTTCGAAGCGCGCGAAGGCGTTCTGGTATTCCTGGCTGGCATTCGACTGCGCGAAAGCGTTGATGTCCTTGGCGAAGCCGCCGCCCTCTACCGCTCCGCGGGCCGCTGCGCCCTGCGAGAGGGCCTTCTCGCCCTGCTGTTCGCGAAAAGCGTAGCCTGGGTCTACGGTAAGGTCGGAGAGTTGAGGAGTTTTATTAAACGCCCCTCCCTCAGCGAGGCCGGCGTTGATCAGGTTGGTCGCGTTCGCGCCCGTCGCGGCGTAGGGATCGAGCAGCGCGTTCGCCTTGCCTGCGGCGGCAGTGACGCCTCCGGCTGCGGCGGTCGCAGCATCGGTGACGCCCGCTCCGGCGGCCTTGGCGGCGGCCGAGATCGTCGGATTGACGAGATTAGTGGCGTCGGTGACGCCCTGCGCCGCGGCGTTGGCTGCCGCTACCTGCTGCTTGGCGGCTTTATCGGCCGCGTTCGAGCCGAACAGGCCGCCGAGGATGCTGCCGCCCGCGCCGACCGCGGCGCTGCCGATCATGGCGGTAACGGGATCGTAGCGGCGACCGTCGGGGAAGGGATTACCGGTGGGGAATTCGGAAAGGAGCTGATTTCGGGTGAACATGAGGAATTAGCGCGGCCTGCGCAGTTCGAGCATCAGAAGGTGAAACGGCTTGCCGCCTTTCGTGCCGGCATCGTGCTTGATGGAATACTGGCGGAAGCCGACCAGCTTCGCGAGGCGTATGGCCAGCCGGTTATAGCTCGGGGCCGGTCCGATCAGGCGCGCCAGCTTCGGGTAGTGCTTCCAAACCCAATCGACGAAGGCTTCGGCGACCTGGCGCGTCGCGCCCCAGGCCTCCGGCACGAAGCAAAAATGCACTTCAGCCTCGTCTTTACCCGAGGCGACCACGAGAAACAGCGCCATCGGCGAGCCCTGCTCGGAGGCGATCACGAAGTCGACGCCCTCGCGCGGCCCGATATCGACCGCGTCGAACTTCGCCGGCGCGGTGTCGTTCACCATGCGCCGGTAGCAGCGGTTGTTAGCGAGGATCGAGCGGATTAGGGCGAAGTCGGTGGATACCTCGAACGTCATTTTGCCGGCGGCCGTTGCCACTTCAGATCCTGCGTCAGCCCGCATCCTTCGCGATTAGCCTCTTTCTGGAGCGCCAGCACCTTCGCCTGGAGAGCCGCCTGCGCGTCGTCGATGGCCTTCTGGCCGGCTTTCTCGGCGTCGTACTTGGCGATGATCGCCCGCGCTACGGTAAGCTGCGCCTCGCGTATTTCGAGCGCCTGATGGTCGGTTAGGGCGTCGGGAGTTTGAGCAACAGCAAGGGTTGCAATTGCAAGTAGAGTGATAATAAGTCTCATCTGTTTTCAGGCTTGGGTTCGAGCTTGGGCGGCCGTTGAGCTGAGCGCGAGCGCTGCAATCACAGTGCGCCGGGGATGCTGCCTACTGCCGCTTGCCGCAGCCTTTCTTTCTGAAGCCAGTTGCCTTTGACGTTCAGTACGAAGCATCCCCCGGGCAGAGCCACAGCAGCGCTTCCAGATCAGCTCCACGGCGCCGGCAGCATGAAAGCCAACTTCTCGTTATTGAATTTCCACCAGCCGGATTGTCCAGAGATCACTTGCCAGGTTTGGATCGGCGAAATAGGCATAAGGCATCCGGAAGTAGCCCTTCAATCCCCAGCCCGCGCCCCAGGAATTTCTGACGATGTACTGCTTGTTGGCGTCGTCGTATCCCACCACGAGAACCGCATGGCCGCCAACCGGCGCCTCGCCCGGCTCCGGCATCGGAACGATACCGTCCTGAGCTACCTGCGCCGTCTCGAAGCCGCCATAAACAGTGAACCCAACGACAAAGGGATATCCCGCCGCCAGACACGCCTTCATGTGCCCTTCGGTCTGGGTCACGGCGTAATAGCAGCGGACCAGATCTTTCCGTGCGTCCTTATAGCAGCTGGGCGGCGGCGCGGCGGCGAATTGCGAGATATCGTAGACCCACTCCGTCTCCGGACAAACGCCTTGCGCGAAGACGCTCTTGATGCCGTCCCGGATCTCGGCGCCGGCGTCTGAGGCGACCGTTCCCTCGATCACCCGCTCGTTGTAATAGATGAACAGCCGCGAGGGGACCGCGACCGCCGTGCTGTTCTGCTTGCGCTGCTCGAATTCGATTGCGCCGGCGATCGCGTTGGCGGTGCAGGAGCCGAGCGCGCCCTGGTCGTAGACCGGAGGGCAGAGCCCGGTCAGATCGCATAAGGGGGGAAGGGTGATGTTGGAATGAGGAGAGAAGATCAGGTCTCTCTTATCCAGAGAGTCTTTACGCCAGCCGTATCGTTGAATGTTCATAGGATTTTTAGGAGTTGGCTTTCATGCTGCCGCTGCCGTTGAGAGATTCCGGGAGCGCTGCTGTGGCTCTGCCCGTGAGATGCTTCGTACAAACGTCAACAGGTTCCCGTGGTAGAGGTTAAAATTCCGAAGGTGAACACCATGGACCCGGAGCAGGGCAATGTAGAGGTGTGATTCGGCGCATTCGTGCCGTTGATGCGGAACGTGCCAGTGAAAAAATCGGTGACGCCGGAAACTTGGGATGTAAAACTGGTGCCGATCATCGACAGCGTGCCGTTACTCTGGACCGTAAAGTTATAGCTACTACCATTGGAATTCAATTGTGTTGAGCATATCCCGCTGATGCAATTGCTGCCAATGACAAACAGTCCTGAGCTGGCCTGCATAAAGTCTTGCGAATTTCCCGAGGCGTCCTTGGCAAAGTGTGTATAAGCGTAGAGATTCTTGCCCGCCTGAGCACTGGTCCCGATATCGCTGGTATTGTCGGAGCCAAAGGAGACATCCGCGCCAGAGCCGAGGGCCAGAGCAGACTTCACGGTCGACAGATACGTATACGTGCTCTGCGCCGCATTACTGCTGCTCCCCACGTCGTAGGTATTGTCCGCGCCGAAGAAGAGATTTGTAGTCGCGGTAAAGGTCGAGCCCCCGTCGAGATTGAGTGCGCCGCCACTCTGTATCTGTAGAATGCCATCGGCGTCTAGGCCGTGGGCGTAGACGAGGGCAGGCCGGAAGCTCGCCGCCCCGATGTTGCTCACGTTGTCGGTGACGAAAGAGATATCGTTACCAATGCCGCCGGTCATGTGCAGCTCCGAAGTCCAGGTCTGCGCCCAGGCGTGGCCCGTGTTGCCAAGGATGTAGGTGTTGGTGAGCGCGGGCTCGACGTTAGTGGAGAAAAGGGCGACGCCGCTCGTTAGCGAAAGGGCCGTTACGCTGTTGAATTGCAGGTTGAAGTCCGTTGCGTTCACGCTGCCGGCAATGACGCTGGTAGTGTTTGGATCGTAGAGAAACTGGCCGCGCAAGGTTCCGTTGAAACCGTCGTAGGCCCAGTAGGCGAATCCGGTGTAAAGGCCTCCCTCTATCACCGTGCCATTCGAGCTCAAATAAATGGAACAGCCGTGGCTATCCCAGCCGCCCGCGCCGCTGCCGTCACATAGCGCCAGCGTTCCGTAGCCGACTTGCTGGGCGAGCGCCCATAGGAAATCGCCACCGGTCCCGTTCTTCAGACTCACCGCATAGTCGATCCCCAGGCTGAGGTTATTGCCCGTCCCGGTCGACGGCGCGATCACGATGCCGTCCGAATTACTCCCCGGCCCGACCACGGTCTTGACGGTGTTACCGGTTTGGATCGACGTTAGCTTGCGAACACCAAGGTCAAGCTGCGCCGCCAGGGGACAAGCGGCGAGAGCGAGTATAAGTAGGCTGCGCATTATTATTGGACTCCCGTCACGGGCGCTGAGATCAGTTGAAACGTCGTTCCATCCGCCGTGTAGAACAGCGCGGACGTGTAAGTGTTCAGCGTCGTGGTCTGGAGATCGACGTAGCCGAGCATCCCCACGAAAGCCGCCGGCCAGGTCTGCTTCCACCCGCCGGTTCCGTCTTCGCGGATGATCACCAGCACGATCGTTCCCGCCGCCGCCGTTACCGGGATGGCGGTAGAATCCGCATGCAGCGTGATATCGACCAGCACGACACCGGTCCCTTTCCCGCCGCCGCTGCCGGCGTCCACAAGTTTCTGGACCGTCGCCGCCAGGTCGTTGCCCAAGGTGACCAGGCTAACTACCGTCTTCGCCAGATTATGAAAGAAGAGCCACCAGACTTTACCGAACAGAACGTCCGGCGCGGCATCGACCGGTGCGACGTTATGCGGCGGGCAGATCAGCGCTGGCTTCGTTGTCTGAGTGGTGGCCATGCAATGTTAATTCCTGAAGCCAGTTGCCTTTCAAGCACAACAGAATCGGCGTGCGCTGCATTCACCGCGCTTCACAAAAGCACGGCGCCGCGGCCGAAGACGCGAAAGCCAAACTATTCAATTTGTCCCGATCTCAATTTCTAAATCCAGATCCACCAAAGCAACTTTGTACTGTCCTACTCCAGACAATCTTGGGACTGCTCCCCTGGTTGATCCGTTGTTGACCCAGTACACTCGCTGGCTATTCTGTCCTGCCAACCCGATGCTCGCTGTCTCACCATTCACAAAGGTCTTACCTCTGTCATGCGACCAGTCGAGCGTGATAACAGGCGCGCCTGCTGGCGCGGTGCCGGTTTCCATATCCAGCTCCGCCCGCCCCAAATAGAGCTGCTTTCCGTCGTTGTAGAGGTAGGGAAGCGCCCGCTGCCACTTGATATCGAGGCCGTTGTCGTCGTAGAAGTTGACGCTCGACTCGTAGAGGATTCCGTCCTGCATGCCGCCGGTGATGTGTTTCCCGTCGCCTGGCCCGAATTCCGCGACGTAGGCGTGGTAATTGGTCGGGTAGATCGTGTAGGTGGCGCCATTCCAGGCCGCCCGCGTCCCCCAGCCGCCGGTCGTTGTATCGAAATGCCAGGTCTGCTGGCCGATGGTGAACACCCAGAAGCTGTGTCCTTCTTCGGTGTAGCCGTAGGAGATGGCGCTCGTCGGCAGGCCCAGGAAGCCGGAGTTGTTCCACTGATACTCTTCGGCGTGCGTCGAGATGCGCTTCGGCGTGAGTCCGTCCAGCACGTAAGCGGAGATCTGGCCCTCCTGGTTGGTTCCGAGAAAGAAGAGCTGGCCGGCGAGCGCGATCGGACCCCAGGCCGAAAGGCTGCCAAACTTCGCTCCCGCGCCGTCGATACGCTGGAACGGGAATTGCGCGACGCCCTGCGCGTTCAGACCGCCGCCGGTGTTCTGCCACACTTCGAGCGTCTGATAGCCGAATACGTACAATTGCTCGTTGTGGGCCACGACGCAGCGGACATGATCGGGGTAGGACTCCTTAACGCCGACGTCGCTCGATTGCCAGGAACTGCCATTGAGTATGGCCGATATCTGGAACTGCGAGGAATTTACCGGGTTGACGATGAAATAGGTGTCGAGATACGTCCCGGTCACAGCGGAAAAGGCGAAGGTCTCGTTAGCGACTCCGCCGGTCGAGCCAAGGGTTCCGAGAGCGAGGCTGCAGGTGGCGTTGCCGATTTGGTCGACCGACAGGATGGTCACCGATTGCAGCGTGAATCCGACTCCGGCGACGACCGCGAGAGTCGCGCCCACGTCGTCGGGGCTCTTGAATGGCTGAGCCTGGCTGTTGACCTCCGTAGTCGGGCCCGCCGTGTACTTGGTCGGACCATAGGCCGCCGCGGCCGTCGTAAGGGTGAGAAACGTCGGGCTGAGAACGCTGCCGACCGTGAAAGTTCCGATGCCGCCGGCGATGATGATGCTTTGTCCCTCCATCGAAGCGTTGAATTGCGCGCCGCTCACCCAGAGCACGCCATACGGGAAGAATTTGCTGCCCACTCCGGCGGTTGAACCCAAGGTCCCGAGCGCCGCGCTGCAGGTGGCGTTGCCATAGGGGTCAACGGCCTCGATCGTCACCGTTTGAACGGTGAATCCCGTGCCGCTGGTCACCGAAAGACTGTCACCAATATCGTCGGCGGTGAAGGGCTGCGATGGGCTGTTGACGGTGGTGTTGACTCCCTGTACGTAGGCGACGCCGATATGAATTCCGGCGGTCGCTGTCAGCAATAGTTCGCCAGGGTTGACCACCACGTCCACGGTAAAGGTCCCGGCGCCAGCGATGACGATGTTCTGGCCGGCCATGCCGTCGTTGAAGGGCGCGCCGGAGGCGAGCAGCACGAGCAGGCCGTTGGTCGTGACCGTTCCACTGTAGCCGATTGCCAGGTCTGCGTAGGGGACGCTGTTGTTCACCGTTCCGGAGTAGCCGATCGCCAGATCGGTGTAGGTCGCGCTCGTGAACGAGATCAGCGTGGGCCCGGCGCCGTTGTCGATGTAGGCGAGACCCGCCGAGACGATGAAGAGCTGGTTGCCGTTCACCAGCATCTGGACCGGGCTATGGCTGGCGTCGTCGGCGATCGTCCGGACCGATCCGATCAGGGTTCCGGTGGAGGAAAGCTCCATGTACTTCGTGCCCGCCGCGGCGAATAGCCGGCCGCCGCCCGACCAGATCCCGCGGATCGGATGCGCCGCCGCGTCGATGGCCGTCAGATTCGAGAACAGGTGGCGCCCCGGGCAGCCGTAGAGCGTGCCGAGGTTCTTGCCCACCAGCGGATTTCCGGCGCTTAGGACGTTCCCTTGAGGTGGAATGTTTGGGTCTTGAATTCTCTCTGCGTAGACATTTATCGATGTTGCAGCGCTTGCTGCTGTTGAACGCGGAGAATAAGTTTGCCCCACCAAGGGAAGTTTCATGAGGAGTTGGGTTCAAGCTCAGTGGCAGGTTGAGATAGCTGAGAGCGCGGTGATCGTTGGCGTCGGTCTATGCTGAGTACAGGAAACCGACAATGACAATGGACGAGCTGGTTGCGCTACACAAAGATCCCGCCAGCGAGCGGATGGCCGTCCTCGCGTATCGCTTCCAGGGATATAACGCCAAGCCTGGCTCGCGAGTCGATCTTTGTTGCGAGGTCTGCGGCCATCGCCTTTCCCTGGCCGATGAAAGCGTGCGGGCCCACCAACAGTTAGGCTGGCTGCTGATCTGCCGCGAGTGCGGCGCCGAGGTCGCGCGGAGAAGCGCGAAGCCCCTCGACGCGAGCAAGCTGATGAGCAGGGAACAGGTTATCGAGCGGCTACGCAAACCGTCGACGCCGTGAGCCCGCCCACAAATCCAATTGTATCCGCATTCGATCCCAGCGTGACAGAAGACGGGAACACCTGAAATCCGCCGGCGTCGACGCATTGAACGACATGCGTGATCGAGCTGAAGTTGTGCGTCAGCGTTCCGGTCGTCGCCGCCGCGGAGAACGTCGCCGCCACCGGTCCTATCGAGATAGCCGAGGTCGACGTCGTCAGGCCCTTGCCGTTCACGGTGACCTGGCAGACGTGCGTCACGTCTCCGCAGGTTCCCGGCCCGGAGTTGACGGTTGCGAGCGTCGCGGCCGTCGAGCCGGGCCCGGTACCGGTCACGTCGCCGGTAAGCGCCGTGATGCCGGCGAGGCCGCTAACGGTAGCGGGATGCCACGCCAGGGGCGAGCCGGAGAGCACCGGGACCTGGCTCGCCGAGCCGCCCGAGGGGGAGATCTCTCTCAGATCGATACGGGTATGAGGCGCGGGCTGGGCGGAGAGAAAGAAGGCGCCGATGATGAATAATAGCAGAAACGTCCGCATTGGAAATTTATATTGTTCTGAGGCGTTTTGAGGCGTTCTGGGGGTTTAATCCGCCGCTACGAAACGAATTGAATCGCCGCTACGAAACCCCTTGTAGGCGTGGATTGACGCCTCGTTTCTGTGTTAAGCAGCCGCCCGGAGCCTTTCGGCTCCTAAATCACCTTGCGGCGAAGGGCGGCACAGTCAATTCTGCTCCCCTCAACACTCTAGGGTGGGGCCTTTCGGGACCCTGTACCTAGCATCTCACGCCGTCCACGTCCACCGCGCTTCACAAAAGTACGGAGCGCAGCCAAAGACGTGAAAGCCAAAGCCTCTAACTGCTTGATCCAGTTGCAAGCAACGTCCAGCCCGCTAAAGGAATATTTGGAGCTAAGAACGTCACAATCGATCCTACAAGCGTGTAATCGATCCCGGGAGCGTTCAGCAGCCCATTGACGTAGACCTGGAGGGAATTCGGCGTTGCGTTGAGTGTGAAGGTAGCGTTGCCATCGCTTCCATTGGTGCCGTTGATCGCGCCGGTCATCGTGAAGTAAGTCATGGTCGTGGAGCCTCCGCCCATCACCAGGCCCTCGCCATAGCCGCCGGAGTGCCCCTGGTACGCAGCTTCCGACCTTAGATCGGGGATCCGGACATTGAGGATCATGAGCGCCTGCAGCGCGCTCCGCGCTTCCTGTACCGCCAGCGGCCCGAGATGGGCGTCGAGCGGATAAAGCGAGCCGGCCCGTAACGCCAGGTTGGTGACGATGGCGTCCTCGTAGCCGTCGGGCAGGATCACGGCGTCGGTAACGGCTGTGAAGGTGGCCTTCAGGCCCTGCCAGGTGTACAGCTCCAACTGGTAGCCGGCCGGCGGCTGGCCGCGCAGGTAGATCTGGCCGTAACCGTTCGAGTCATACCCGTGATCGTAATAGAGCAGGTAGGGGGGCGCGCCGGGGATATCCTGGACGCCGATGCGCGACCACTCCTCGTCGTCGATCATGCGGATGTGGCGCCGGACCAGCGGATTGGTCGGGAAGATGAAATCGGCGTTGCGAATATTCACCGGCCGCGGTCCGTCGAGGTTCGCGCCTGGCCCGATGGTGTAGATCTTCTGATTGGAGATCAGCGGATAGGCGGTGATGGCAGTCTGAAATATCTTGTGTCCGTCGCAGTTCCAGCCGGAGAGCATGCGGTTGCACTCTGGGATCAGCTCTCCATACTGGTCTATGGAGGGTGTTGTGCCTGGTAGGGTTGTTATTCCTGCACGACGTAGAGCGGGTTTTAATAAATCTGCAAGAGTTGTAGACACTGGAAGGAGTTTTAGGGCTTGGGTTCAAGCTCGGTGGCAGGCTGAGCTCAAGCGCGAGCGCGGTGATTTCAGTGCGCTGGTTCGTGCTGGTTACTGGGGCCGCGCTGCCCCATGGTTTCGTTTTCTTCCAGCCGGATTTGAGAATTGCGGAATGTCCAGCAAGCTCCGCCGTCCCTGAGAAAGCAGATCCACAAGAGGTTGTGATCCATCGAATAATCCAGCAGAAAGTACGCGAACGCCTTTCCTTTCGGCGTCGTCAGCGGAATCGGAGGCTCAAGGCGCAGGATCACGGGTTAGACTGGAGCCATGAAGCTCGCGGATTGCCCCACGGGCGCGAGGGTCACGAAGCCCTCCGCGATCCGATTCGATTTTGCCTTCGGGCGCACGGGCACAGTTACCAGGGAACAGGTCGGACCCGAGTACATGGAAGGCGTCGCGTGGGACGGAAGCGCCAGCGCCTACCAATATCCAGCCGATACCGAGTTGGAGATTGTTACTGACCCTGCGGTGGTGGACCCTGCTGCTGCGGAGCCTGTTGTGGAACCAGGCCCAGGATCGCCGCGTTCTTCGCCATAATCTTGTTCCGGGCGTCTGCCACATCGGCCGCTAACGCCTCCGGCACTCCGCCCTGCCTTGCATATTGCGGCGCGAGTTCGATTGCGAGCGAGAGATGTAGAAATCTTTCATACCCATCAGGCAGGTTTACCACGTCGCCCACGGTCGCAAACGGCTGCACCGTCGAGTAGTAATCGAGCTCGAGCGTTCCCGGGCTCACGTCCGGCGTCGGAAAAATCTCGACGTTGATCCCAAAGCCCGGTACGCCGACGTCCGCCCCGACCGCTTCAGCGAGCACGGAGCGCCGGCCGATGCCGTTCTTCGCGAGCGCGTGCAGTTGCGCCATCGGTAGGATCTGGCCGCCATTGCGGAACGATCCGGAGGCCGAAGACCAGCCGAGAACGCGGACCGGCACGATCGCGCTGGTATTGAAACCGCCCGATCCGGACGGCCCGAGGATCAACTGAAAGGCTCCGGCGACGGGCGTTCCGATAGCCGTGCGTCCGACGTAGGCGAGCGCCGGATCGTTCGACATCGAGCGCCACATCTGCTGAAACTTCAGGAAGGCCGCGGCCTGGATGGTGGTCGAGACTACCTCTCCAGGCTTGGTGACACCTAAATCGTCAAATGCTTCATTGATAAGATCACTGACTAAACTCATGGAATTTTAGGGGATTGGGTTCGAGCGTGGTGGCCGTTGAGCGCAAGCGCAAGCACTGCTGTGGCTCTCGACCGCTTCGTGCTTCGTACTGGGGCCGAAAGGCCGAGTGTTACTCCTTGCGCGGCTTCGCCTTCAACGGCGGAACGATGGGAGAGCCGGCGACTACGCCGTCAGAGCCTGGAGCCGGTCGATACGCCTCGGGGATCGGGGTGTGAGCGACAGCAGCCTCGGGCGCTGTACCGGCCGCGCTGTCGGCGCCCTGTGCCACACTGGACACCTGCGGACCAATGGCTGCGGCTTCAAGAGCGTTAAACCGAGCTTGTAATAGACGGTGCTCCTGATTGAGCTTGGCCCACGCTGTTTCAAACGTCTCGCTCATCGCGGCGCAGTTTGGGCATTGTCCCGGTTGTTCCATCGGGCCGGGAACTTCAAACTCCGGATCGAGCGGTGGTACTGAAGTGTGGACGACGTAGGTCACGCCCGGGGTTGGCTTGTCCATCCAGCCCTTGAGACGCATGGAGCTGTACTCTTCCGAGCTGTGTACCACTCTCCAGGTGTGGTTGCCGTCGTGATAGAGAGAGATGGGATAGACTTTGCCCGGTTGAAGGTGCATTCTTCCGTCTTGATGAAGTTGAGGAGTCATAAAGTGTTTTAGGTTGGTTCACGTTTGGCGGCAGGTCGAGCGATTCGAAAGCCCTGTTCCTGCTCGCGTCGGTCTATGCTGGGTACTGGGGCCGAACTGCAACTGGCTCCAGGGGAAAATCGGAATGGATTTCACGCGCGCGAGCGAAGTCACTCCGGAAGTGGAAGCTGAAATTGATCGGTGCTTCGAGTATCAGAAATGGGACGACGGCAAGATCGGCAAAGGGAGCGCCGTTCGGAATGCGCTCGCCGCCGCCGTCAAACAGATTGTCGCCAACGTGCCGCCCTGCCCCGACCGCTCGGCCGCGATCCGCAAACTTCGCGAGGCGCGGATGGATTGCAACTCGGCGATTACCTTCGACGGAAAGTACTGATGAACCGCCGCTCGTTCCTCGCCGCGCCCGCCGCCGGCCTCGTGCTGGACTCGGATCGCCTACTTTGGCGGCCCGGAGCGAAGCTCATCTCGATACCGAAGCCCGCGCCGCTGATTATCAGGGGTTGGGCGCTCGGGCCACTGCTCGCGATCGGAGATGAAATAACGTTCGGCTCAGATCCGACGCGGTACAACATCACTGGCGTCTTCGAGTCCGATTCCGAGGCAGGCTTCACCATCGAAATGCTGCGCAAAGACGCCGAAGTCCTCCGCGAACGGCTCCGCTTGAGTAGACAGCATCCCCGCCGCCATCTCTCACCGCGCTTGGCTTGAGCACGGCGCGGCCGTCAAAGACGTGAAAGCCAAATCCTTAGACGTGGTAATTTTCATCGGGATACCATAATCCCGAGAACAGCCTATCCTGATCTGCCAGCGTAATTCGTTGGACATGATCGGCGTCGACGAAGGAGTGCTTCACTTCGGGTTGACCCCAGTCGTAGCCGGAAATCAGGCCGTGCTTGACGGCCAGGTCCCGCAGAAACTTCCAGTCCCCGCCCCAATACGGCTCGCCGGCGACGTCCTTCGCGAAGTCGCACGCCAGGCCGTAGTGGTGGACGCCGACCTTTGATAGCCGCGTCGCGCCTTGTTTGAACAGCAGCCACTGCCGGGCCTCGGAGCGGTACGTCTCGAAGATCATCAACGGCTGGCCCATGGCGCCTGCGTCCGCCACAATCGCGAGCGCCGCCTGGCGGGTGAACGGATCGAGCAGCGCGGGATCGGCCACGCGCACGACGGCGTTGAAGCGCGGATGGGGCTCGATGACGTCGGTGAAGAAGTTGGACACCGGTTATACCGCCGGACTCAGCCGCATAGTCAGATCGCCGTTTGCGTCGAGGCCGCTGTCCAGGACGGTGAATCGCGTGCGCAGGCTGAGGCGGGACTCCTTCCACTGCTGGGCGACATTCGCAACCGGATTAAACAGGTTCGCCGCCGTCCCGAGCCGCGGAGGTTTGTGGCCGGCCTTCAGGACGCGCGCCGCGAGCGGAGCGAATAGCGTGGCGAAAAAGGCGCGGCGGTTCATGCTTCTAGTTCCGCGAGTCTCGCTCGATACCGCTCCAGGCTGACATAATCGCGAAACATGGCGTTAAGCTCCGGATTCCAGTCGGCGGATATCAGGCGTACCGGATCCGGGATATGGTTAGGGAAAACCGCGTAGAGGCCTCTCCCGGCGAATACGAACACTCGGCCGTATTTCTCGAACACGTCGTGGATCGGAGCCTCGCCGAGCGACTGATCGAAGGTCCCCATCGCCCCCTTGAGGCTATCGACCGCCTGCGCCAAGCCTTGCGTCAGCGCCCGAATCGGAGGCGGAGTCAACAGCAGAGCGCGCGCCGCGAGCGGAGCGAACAGCGTGGCGAAAAAGGCGCGGCGGTTCATGCGTTCCAGCGCTTCAGCGCGTCCATTGCGGTCAGGTCGGGAACCACCTGCTCGCTATACTTGCCGGTTGTAGCGTGGGCGAAGACACGAATCGCGCACCAGTATGCGATCTCGCGCGGCAGGAAAAAGGAAATCGAGCGGGCTATTCTTTCTTTCATGCCTTTATTCTCGCAGCCAGTTGCCGTTTAAGTACGAAGCACAGCGCCGCAGCCTGCCACAGCAGCGCTTCACCCAGTCCTCGACGGAGCAAGAGCGCGCCGCCAATTCCTAAAAACTCCCCTGGAGTGATCTCAATTCAAAAGGAAGAG